ATCGTATCGAATTAAAAAGGAAAATCATCTTCAGAATTTTCGTTAGGGTTATCTGTGTTTGGTTCTTGTTTTTTTGATTTAAACTCTTTTAGGTTTCCAATATAAGTTGGTTTTTCTTTGGCTTCTCGTTCCTCTTTTGATTGGCTAATTTGAATATTTGCTGTGTTACCATATTGATCCTCCTCATCATTAACCCAAACAATAATATTAAGATACTTAGCACCATTCGCAAACTCATTTCCGTATTTGTCAGTTGATACGATTTTTGTTTTATCAATCTTTTTTAGATCGATTGATCCTGTTAACATTTTACTCATTGATTTTATTTTTAAAATGATTAATAATTTCTTCTATTTTTTGAATGTAAAAATCTTCAAAATCCCCTTTAATACTTTTTGTTTTATGAAATACAAACAATACGTCTCGAAGTGTTTTGGAAGGCGTTTTTTTTCTTGAGGGTGATTCCTTTACCTTTTCTTTGTCTTTGATTATCTTTTCTAAATAATTTACTAAGTCCATCGCTTCCTCTTGTGCGTGTTTGAGAAAGCAGTCCGTAGTGTTTTCAGCAAGGGTAGTTCCGTATTTTTCAACCCCAACTGCTGACCTTTTAATTATTTTATTTACAACGCTTTCAACTATTGGGTCTTTTATATCCATTTTAAAGATTTTGAAATTAATGGTAATAATTCGCTCATTATATTTTTTTTATAAATTCTTTTTTAAGTTCAATTGCGTGTTCTATTCGTTCCTTAATAAACGAAATAAATTTATCATCTCTTTCAATGATTATTTCATGATATAACTCCTTTGCGTCAATTACAGTGTAGGTAAAATAATAGCATTTATCAAATCCCGTACAAAGCATTTGCATCTGCATCTGAGCAAAATATTTAGGGTCAATAAGATTTTTTGATTTAACGTTGAAAAAGTTGTTTCGTTTTGGACATTTAATTTCAAGTACAGAAGAGTCGGAAACAACTCCGTCGGGGCTAGCTCCTGCATGGTCTTCATATTTAAAAAATCCACACTCTTTAGTTTCCACAAAATCCAATTCTTTTAAAGATTTGAATTTTTGAAACGCCAAAGGCTCTAGCTCAATTCCTCTCTGCATATCAAAAGAAACTAAAAAAACTTCTTGATCTAATCCGTAAACTTGCTCAATAGCCTTTTCTAAAGCAATGTTTTCAATAGATTTTACTGTTGCTTTTAACCCTTCTTTCCCTAGTATTCTATGAATATCCGACGCTGTAAACCTTCCACGCCTTTGCTCATACCACTCGTCAGTTCTTTGTAACATAATCAATATATTTTTTTTCTATTTCTAAACTAATCTTGTAAATGCTTTTTACTTTTTCAATAGTAGCCCCAGCATTTTTTGCTTTTTCAAAATTTTCTTCTGTAAATATTGGTTTCTCTTTTGTTGGTTGAACTAACTTAATTCTAACGCCATCAACAATATCATTACCAAACTTTATATTATTCAAAATGTAAAGCTCAACATAAGTGTTTGACCAATCCTCCACGAATGGGCTTTGGTTGTTAAATGATTTTACTGTTTTTGAGTTCGTGGCATTAAGTACTAAAGGCTTTATGTTTTCAACAAAAAAGGCAATATTGTGATTTCCTCTTTTTCCAGCAACTTTCACGCCTATTTCTTGTTTTACCTCTTTAATTGTAAACCTTAAATTTGAACCTGATTCAATCAAGTCCTCTAAGTCTGCTGCTCCTAAATGATCGCTTTTAAATACTTTTCTAAAGTGTGTTTTCATTATAGTTATTTTTATTTACTTATTTTCAATCCCTTTGATCGCTTCGTTGATTTCATCATCTGAGATGCAATGTTCGACCTCCTCCCCGTCATCATTCCAAACCGTTAAGTAAAAGTCTGTAATTTTAATAGAAGTGCTGTAGGTGTAGGTGGGGTCATAGTGATGCTCTTCTGTAAAGTTTAAATCAATTCTTATATCTAACCATCCTTCAAAATATTTAATTTCACTAAGTATGGTAGTTTTACCCTCTCGCTCTCCAAAAGTGTCAATAGTAGAAACATTAATCATTAACTCATTTAGAATTTTTTTTTTGTCAGTGTATGGGTCTTTTTGAAGTGATATCCGTAAAGATTTTAATAGTGTTTTCATTGTTATTTAATTTAGTTACTGCAAATATACTAATTATTTTAACAATAATAAAATGTTTTGAACAAAAAAAAAAGAGGCTTTTTACACCTCTTTACTTTACTTAATTTTTTTCTTTATTTTATTTGTTTAGTAGTTTTTCAATTTTGCTTCTTGTTATTTTGTTATTAATAGTATATCCGAATTTATTTGTAATACTGAAGTCTTTGATGATATAAACCCCTTTATTTATTTCGTAATTCAATTTTATTTCTTTCACTAGGTTATCAGTTAAGGTAACAAAGTGAGAGCCTTCTTTTCTGTTTAGCAAAAGAGCGTTTTTAATTAAGTTCATTATGTACTTATCAATAGTACCTGAAATTATTTCAGTTTTATGAACCTCAACACCCTCAAAAGAAAACGGAAAACCACCCCTAGATGTTTTATGTTCATTCAATCCTTTTTTCAAACAGAATAAACGCAAGTTCCCATAAACCTCAGGAGGGTTTGAGCAATAAACAATGACATTTTTTAAAGACTTATTAAACATATTAATTATTTTAGTGAGTTTACGGGTATTAACCCCCGACCAAGAACTTTGCAAATATAAAAAACATTTCAGTAGCATCCTGCGTTTTTCGTTAAATTATTTCGTATATTTACCATGAATAGCAAAAATGAGTTTAAAGACACTTTCTAAAAATGATGAATTGTGGCGAAAGTTTGCAAGAAAAATATCAGGCGATAAAAACACGGCAGATGATTTGGTGCAAGAAATGTATTTGAAGCTATGTAAAGTAGAAAAAAACCTTGAAAGTTTCTATGTTTACATGACCATGAGAAGTATTTTTCACGATATGAAGCGGAAAAATTCAGATCGTAAAAGAACAAAAAAGGAGTTACTAGTTGACCAAGAAGGTTTTTTTGATTATTATACAGACCCAGTAGAGGTATTTGAGGCAGATGATCGACAAAATAGGATATTAGAGGAGTTTGAGAAGCTACCATTTCACCAAAAGGAACTAATTTTAGAAAGCTACGACAAAAGCCTTAGAGGCATAGAAAAAGAGTTTAATATCAACTACGGGTTTATTTATAGAGAAATAAAAAAAGCACGAGAAGCAATACTTAAAAATGGACAAAAGAACTAAGGAATACAAAAAAAGGCTCAAAGAAAACCCCGAAGGATTAGGCGACACTGTTGACCGTGTCTTGAATGACACCCCCTTAAAACATATCACAAAGGTGGTAAAAAAAGTACTATTCAAAAATGGTGAGGATTGTGGTTGTGATGGTCGAAAAAAGAAACTTAATGAAATATTCCCCTACAATACAAAGACAGGTAGATGCTTTACGGAAAAAGAATACAACGAATATAAAGAGCTAAAAAGGGTTTTAAGTCTAACCATTAAGGACCCACAAGTGAAATTCATTTGCAAGCTCTATTCTGAAATATTTAAAAAACCTTACTACGAACCGTGTAGAAATTGTTCTCCAAAACCAATATTAAAAATGATTGAAAAACTAGATAAAGTGCTTGAAACCTATGAAAATTAAAATAATAGACAAAGAGAAGTTAGTTGGAATTTTTGGCATTAAATAGAAATAAAAATATCTAAAATAAAATAACACACGCGTATGAAGTGTAATGGTTGCACGTGATACATTCCAGTATCAAAGAGGGGTTCGATTCCGCCTATACGCTCAAAAACAAGGAAAAAACAGCGAAAAAACAAGGAAAAAACAGCTATGCCAAACCCAGAGAATTTAATAGGAAAAGAATTTAAAAAAGGTCAGTCGGGAAACCCAAAAGGGAGACCTAAGGGTGTTAAAAATAGATCAACAATAGCAAGGCAATGGCTAAGCGTTGAGGAGGAGGCTAGCAACCCAATTACTGGAAAAATAGAAAAACTGAGCCAAGAGGACATCATCACTTTGCAGCAAATAAAAAAAGCAAGGAAAGGAGATACAAGTTCTTATAAGGCTCTTTTAGATAGTTCATATGGTTTGCCAGGACAACAAACAGACCTAACCACAAACGGCGAATCTTTAAATATACCCAAAATTGAGTTTTTCAAATCTGAAGATTAACGATAAATTCAAACCCTTAATTCAAAACAAGGATTGTAGATATTTTGTACTTACTGGTGGGCGTGGGTCCGCCAAGTCATTTACGGCAACTTTGAGCGAAGTGATCAATACATTTGATTCAAACTACAGATGTTTGTTTACAAGGTACACAATGACCTCAGCACACATATCAATCATTCCTGAATTTATTGAAAAAATCGAACTACTAAACCTTTCGGGAAAGTTCCGGATCAATAAAGCAGATATCCAAAACAAACTAACAGGGGCGGATATTATTTTTCGTGGTATAAAAACCTCCTCAGGTAATCAAACTGCAAACCTCAAATCATTGCAGGGTGTTTCTACTTGGGTGATTGATGAAGCTGAAGAGATTGTTAGTGAATTTATATTTGATAAAATAGATCTTTCAATAAGAAAAAAAGGAATCCAAAACAGGGTATTGCTGATCTTAAACCCAACCACAAAAGAGCATTGGATTTATAAACGATTTTTTGAAAGCAAGGGGGTTAATGCAGGTTTTAACGGGGTGAAGGGAGACACATGTTACATACATACCACTTACAAAGACAACATTAAAAACCTAGATGAAAGCTTTATCTTAAGCGTAGAGCAAACCAAAAAAAACAACCCTAAAAAATACGAACATCAAATCCTAGGGGGGTGGCTAGATAAAGCTGATGGCGTTGTGTTTGATAATTGGAAAACAGGTGCGTTCAATCCTGACAACTTACAAACTTCATTTGGTCAAGATTTTGGTTATTCTGTTGATCCAACAACTTTGGTAGAGGTGGCAATTGATCGAAAGAAAAAAATAATTTATTTAAAAGAACACCTTTACAAAACCAAACTAACCACCTCTCAAATAGCTGAAATCAATTTGAAAGTAGCTGGAAGGAAGTTGATCGTTGCAGATAGTGCAGAGCCTAGATTGATAAACGAGCTAGCACAA